GTGCAACCAGAAGGCCGGAAACAAAGCCTGCTCGGGGTGTTGAGCAAGATGTTTCCTTAAGACTGGATCTGCCATTGCGTATTGAATGGCTGGATGGTTCTTTGCAAACCATCTATCGATAGATTCTAGAGCATTACCTGCGTTTACAGTACCAAAAGTCTGCTTGAGGTGGGTTAGAGATCTTGTATCGGGGCTCGAACCAGCTCTATGTCCGGCAAGGTCCGGTCGGGCACCGAATAGGTGGCGAATCATATGAGTATCATTGACTACTACATTACCAGCTCCCAATATGCCCATCATGTAACGTGCCAGCTTGGTATCCATGCCCCTTGTATTAACGAGTTGCCTTACAACTTCGTGGGCATCGCCCTTAGAATTACGAACAGCATTCATCACGTCGGCATGATTGTTCTTCAGATATTCTTCGAAGTACTTACTGAATTGATTTGGTTTGGCGTACCCTGGTGGAGCACCAGCATAGGTACGAAGTCCGCCTTCAGAAAACAACTTGCTCATAAGTTGAGAGAAGTGTTCAGGACTACTTTGTGGAATTTGCCTGTTACGTTTGAGCCATTCGGAATGGACTAATCGGGCTTGTTCAGGAGTTTGAACACTACTCAATCCATGCTGAGCCATGGCATCCCGGTAGTTACCGAACATGTACTCTTGTACTGGAACCTTATTACTAGGCGACATGAGAGCAAATGCTACTACATGACTAATAATACCGGGCGTAAGCTTACCCTCGATGAACTGCTTGTTCAAAGGAACCCAATGCTTCATAGCCTGTTGAAAGGCTGAACGATTCAAACCAATAGCCTTATTGTAACTATCGAGTATGAGCTTACGTGGGTCCTTTACACCACGAGCTTCCAAATCAGCGAGCAAATGAGGATGTGGATCCGTAGGAGTAGAAGCTCGGAAGATACCAGCTCTAGTATTTAGGGTACCGGCATTCTCATCGAACATAGCCGTAGACCGAGGTCCCAGCGGATGGATCCTTGGATCGTGAGCCAGCGTAGGTCTACCTTGAATGGTGAATTCTTCCACCACTTTTGGAGCCTTCTTGCCTCTTCCAGGTTTGACATCAGCAGGAGGTGGTGTTAGCCCTAGCTTCTCTTTAGCTGCTTTGATTAGCTCAGCTTTTAGAACTTCTCGTTGGGTTTTCTTGATGGTGTAATCACCAACTAAATCGGAGAATCGATCAATGAAGTCGTCCGAAGCCTCAGGCAACCGATGCTTAAGGAACTTACGGAACGGAGTTTTCTTATCCCAATCCCGAACAGCCGCCTTTACTCGATTCCGAAGGAATTTGTCTTCTCTTTGAAGGGCCGATCCATCTGTAAGAGTACTTGGAGCCCCGGCAGTACTGCCAGCAGTGAGTGCCTTTTCGATACGCTCAGATTCCAAAACGCTCGATTCATATTCAAAAGAGCCACCGAGCGGTGTGAACATAGGGTGAGCATGTTCCTTCTTAGTGACCGTAGGATCATTAGGATCGGAAAGCAAACCACTATGGCAAGACTTGTTGCAAGGTTTGATAGTTGCAGCTACCCGACGAGCCACTGAATCAGTAAGCCGATTATTGGACTTGTCCTTATGAAGGGTAGTACCTTCGATGCTAAACCGAATCAGAATGGGCTCCCCATTCTTCTGGTAGTCCCGTATCATGGCAGCAGCAGCGATAGCCCCTGGATGTCCCGATCCATCAAAAAGCCGACAAATCCCATAAATCATGGGTAGTTGCACCTTTTGCCAGTACTTTAGCTGATGTTCGTCGGTACAGTCTTCAGCTCCGTAAATCTTTTTACAAAATACGATCTTGCCAATGATATCGTTGGCGGACGCACCACTAGCATCATCGCCCCGATGCTCCCAGTTGAGGACTCCTAGACCATTCTCGAGGTCGCTGATATCGCAACCTTTAATATCTAGAATCTCGCCACTGGAATCAATAGCTTCGGAGGCGAAGACGCCATCAATTATCATGCCGTTGGACACTTCATGCTCCCTGGATCTCAGGAAGAAGATTAGGCTTGACACCAATCTCAAGGTGGTCTATACAACCACCACCCTGCCACAAAGGAGCAACACAATGTCTGCCACTGCCGCCGTCTCGAACGTTGTTTGCCTTGGTATCGTTGACCAGGTTAAGGAAGCCGCCAAGAAGACCAATCGTATTGCGACTGTCGCCGGCTTTGTCCTGGGCGGATTCGTTCCCACCGCCTCGTTCACCCTAGCTCACTTCGAGGTCAACGCCAGCCAGCCTCTTTGGCTTCAGATGCCGACCTTACTGGTCCTGGCTGGTCTCATCTACTCGGCCAAGACGGTCTTCGATTGGGCCAAAATCGCCTTCAAGCACCCTGCTAAGGCTGTGGGTTTTGTGACCCTGCTCGAGGGTGTGATGACCTTCAGTCACACCCACTGGCTCTCCGCTGTGGCCCTGGCCCTCCTGGTCGGTATCAATGGGATTGCCACAGGTTGCAATCTGGCCCTGGACACCAAGGCTGCCCGTAAGGCCATGAGGCGTTAGGACTTGACCCATCCTACGGGATGGGTTATATAACCACCACTCATCCCAAAGGAGTAAACAAATGTGCGGTCACAAACACAGCATGTACTCTGGGTACGCTTGTACCCTCCCGAAGGGCCATTCTGGATTCCATATGTGCGTCCAGTGCCAACATACTGAGACCGTCTCAGTTCAAGTTGAAGACGCTGAGAGCAAGCACTGTGCCGATTGCTTCCTTCCACAAGAGAGTTGGGCTGAAAATGACTAAAGCCTGGAAGGTCACCATTGCAGTGGTAGTATTCATGCTGCCTGGTGGATTGATACTCTTGACAGGTTTTGGCATCTGGACTAAGTGGAGGTCTAGGTCCAAAAAGGAAGGGTCGAATGACCGCCAAAGAAGAGGCCAAGAAATTGGCCAGTTACGTCAAAGCTATGTTGTCCCTTCCCAAGGAAGTAGATCCACTCATCCTTGAGATGTGCGCAGATGCGTTGTCCGCTCAGAAGATTCGAGTTCAAGTAGCACTTCGTTCCACCCCGAAGGAGGAAGTCAAATGACTGTCGTCGAAAAGACCGTAGTGAACAATGGACTTGGGCTCGGAGGAGCAATGGCTGTTGTTATTTCCTGGAGCCTTAACAAGAGTATCGCCTGGGCTTTCCTTCATGGGATCTTCGGGTGGTTCTACGTGGCCTATTACTACTTCTACCTAAAGCCGTAGGTTGACAATCCCGAAAGAATCCTAGTAGAACTCCAATAACACCAACCCCGAGGTTCCAATGTTGATGAAACCAGTAGTTCAACCCACGACTCGCAAGGAGGTTCCTGCCGAGCCTCCTTCAGAGGAGAGCATCAAGTCCATGTCCAAGGAGGACATGTATCTTTTCCTTCGCCAGGAGATGAATGTCATCGAGCAGGCGTCAATGGCTCTGACGGATGCCTTGTCCAGTCTCAAGCTGCTCACCTCCAAGAATGCAGATATTACCTTCTCCACCCTCGATGAGGTGAGCAAGTTCTTTCAGACTCCGAGTGTGGGTGAGGTGAAGGCCACTATGACCCGAATCCGCAAGATTCTGGGGGCCAGGGCCAAGGAAAAGCTCAAGGAGCTGAACATCCGTTAGGACGTTCCCCTCTGAACAGCGTATTCATCATAGCCTGGTGACTTGTAGGTTACTCGGCCAGCACCGTCGAAACCGTACCCTGGCATCAGGGTCGTAAGTACGCATCTACAGTGTGGGTGTAAACCACCCACCTTGGGTTCAGGGTCACCCCTCTTATGGTAGCCTGAGCCTAACTCGGACATCTTCCATACCCGTGGAGTGATCTTGTCTGGCTGAACGTGCAAGCGGGTACACTCATCACATCGATGTTGATCCCGCACCGTCACGAAAAACACCGTGGGGTCATCAATACCAGCCATGGCGTTGGCACGTATAATACCATCCATAATAGATGTGTTCCGTATGATGGTCGATTCAGTCTCGAGGATACGCCGGACATCCTTGGTGATCTCAGACCCAACCTCTTCGATATGGCCCCCAAGGGCAATCTTGAGGTTTGTGTCAATTCCCTTAACAGAAGCGTCATGGAGAAAGCTGGTCAGCTTTTGAGTGAGCTTGGCCTTCATCTTCTCCCGGGTCGCATCCATGTACGACTCAGAAATCTTCGCCAGGGTCTTAAACACGTCTGCGTGGGGCACTACACCCTCTTCTTGAGAGGCTGCATCGAAGATACCCTTGAGGGTCAGTTCGGGCCTATAAGCGATATATAGGCGCTTCTGTTGGGGTCGGTCCCCTATCACATGGGACTTGATACGGTCGAAGAGAGAATCGACAGCTTTATGAATAAGCTTGACGGCTGAGGGGCTGAGCTTGGCTGGGGCCATGACTTACCTCTTTTTCTTGACAGTAGCCGGCAGATGTTTTTCGGTGATGTCTGCGATCTCTTTCAGGACTTCTTTGGACTCATGCTCGAAAGCTTGTAAAGCCTTTTTGATGAACATGCGTTGCTGAGCCAGGAGCTTTCGCTTGCTCAATGGTACCTGAGCTTCAGACTTGTTTAGGATGCCAGCGAGTTGATCAAGACTCCTGGTGAGGTCTTCTCCTTCACCTTGGTCTCCTTCTGACTGAGGAGTAGCACTTGAGCTTTGAGACTCTTCAGGAGAAGGCTGTTGCTGATCGCCTCCAGAGGCTCCTTCACCTTGGTCTCCTTCTTGAGGAGGTCCACCTTCTCCACCACCCTCGGGCTGAGGATTCTGAGCTTGCATTTCAGCTTGCTGTTGCTGCTGGACCATCTGCATCATCTGGAAGAAGAATGGGTCTCGCAGATATTGGAATCTAGGGTCTTGTGAAGCTCCCTTCATTCCAAAGAAGTGTTCCATAATCATTCCAACTGGGATGTACTTGTCGATTGCAGCTTGCCACTGAGGATTAAGCAAAAACGCTCCACCCCATTGCTTGCCAATAGGCTTCTTTTCAACTTTCTCGAGTACTTCGTCCATTGTCATATGGACGGCCATGTCTTGCTGGAGCCGAATAGACTCCTTCTCAGCAGTCTCTACATCCAAGCCTACAAACTTGATAGAGCAGATTTTACTCAACTCCTCATCAAGCAAAGGAAGGATTCGCTGATTGATGAAGTTTTGGAACTGAGCCAACAAAGGTCGAATACCTACGTCTCTGTGTGCCTCGAGTTTGTATTCATTATTACTTTCAGAAAGGGCCTGGTTATTGGTACCACGGCTTAGATGGGCATATCCAGGAAGCTCTTCGGGAGACATCTGGAAGGCAGATAGAATCACCCGCGAGTTGGTATCTGATAGGTATTGGAACTCCATGTCTCTGGAGCTATTATCAATTGGATACCAACCAATGTCGTCATCTGAACCCACACCAAAGATGGGCATACGCCAGGCATTGCTTACCGAGTTGATAGAAGCTTGGAATTGCTGGCGGATATGCTTGATGATGGAATCATCAATATCGTCAGACTTAACGACAATCATCCCTCGAGCTGCACGTCCAGATTGGAAGTACAGCTTATTATGGTTAGTGATGTTGATGTGCGTTGTGACCGCTGCAATGATTGTATCAAGAGGAGTCAGAGGGTAACCATCAAGTTCCACGTCCGTTACTGGATAGAAGTTGTGTACCAAACACTCTTCAGCAGTAAAGGCCTGGACTGGTCGTCCAGTAATGACCTGGACCCAAGCGTATTCGCCCTGACTATATCGCTCAGGTTCGAGATTCTTGTTCTTGATTTGCTCCAAGAGCCTACGAGCTTGCCTACGTACAGCATCGGCTGCTTCCTTAATAGGAGCGGCCCTGAAGATTGTGCCTGCGTCAATAGGTCTAAAGGAATGGAACCGCTTCTTTCCATCCAATCCGTCTATGTAAATAGCTTCAACCGCAATCCTACCAAAGATACAGGCATTGCGGGCAGACATGAACATAAATTGAGCAAATGTTAGAGCCTCTTGATCCTTCCAACCATGTGTTTCACCGCAAGTAAGTAACCTTACTTCAAGGCTGGCGATCTTCTTCTGAAGGGTACTCTTCTCTTCAGGAGAAAGCTTTTCCATGTATCCAGGTTCGGGCTCGATCTTAAAACCAGTACTAAAACGATCTGGCTGAGGACGACCGAAGCTTGAAATCTGATTCGAGCGGGCCGTACAAATGGTAGCTACCAGGTCGTCTTGAATGGCAATACGCTTCAGGATTTCATCTGGTAGAAGACGAAGCTTGATCCTATAAAGACTTTGGTAGAGGTTGTTTTGGCTTGGATCTGTCTCAAAAGCCAAACGCTCGATGGTCTCACCCGGACCATTGAGAAGGTTAAGAACAGACTTGACCAGAGGGCTATATCCAGCCATCTGCTCATCCCGCTTTCTGATATCCTCTTCACTTCCTAGGAAAGCTCCATACGGATCCGTGAGAGCTACGGAGATCTTAGGTCGGCCAGTCCTATTAGCAGGCTCTTGGTCTACCAACGATTTGAGGATGTTCTTTGCAAATGGGCCTAAATCTTCCGATTCTAGACCGTTCTTCTTAGCCATATATTACTCAGCAGGTTCGGCAGTGATTACAACAGCATTTAAAGATACCGAAGATCGATTTACGATAGACAAAGCCCAGGTTACCCCGAACTTTTCGTACCAGCCCGGCTTGTCGCTGTTTCCGGGTTCAATTGGTGAAAGTCGATTAGATTGTCCAGTATCACCATTCACCTGAACAGCAGCCTCTTGATCTACCTCAATGTAGAGATAAGACTTGGCATTTGTATAAAATACCATTCCAGTAGTGCCTGGGATGTTTCCTGCGATTACAGGAAGAGGCAAGGTACTTTCGACCTCGAAAAAGGTTGATGTCACTGTAACAATAGGGAAAGCACGCTCAATAGCAAGTGGAAACCCATTGTTGATATCTACTACATCGCCAACTTGAACTCCATTGGCCGAGAAAGCCTGGAATTGAGAATTGGATGTAAGTGTTTGAGTTTCACCAGTAGCATCAAAGCTAACACCAGCAGGACGAGCCAAGACTAGGTTCTTGGTAGTAATCACAGCCAAGACCTGCCAGAAGCCTTGGTTGAGGACCGAAAACGGAGTAGCTCCATCTCCAGTTGTAGGACCTGGAATGAAAACAATGTCACCCCCCAGCATCCCCGTAAAATCAAAGGGAGCTAGGCTAGGGACAGTCACATTGACCGTATTGTTTGGGTTGACCGTGAAGGTGACAGCGATAGTATTAAGGGTTAGGGCTCTATCAGTACGTAAACCAGGGTTTGACCCACCATTCCAGGTGAATCTGTATCGGCTCGGATCAATAGAGGATAGAGATACATCAAAAGCTGTTGCTACACCAATTGTGGTAGACCGAGTTCCATTGAAGATTAGCAAAGTAGCGCCTGGGTCTACTTCATAGGCCTGGGACTTGGGATCGGATACAATAACACCGGAATTATCCCTATTCCAGTCAACGTACCTCAACCTGGGGTTACTATTGATAGTTTTGTCCCCATAAGCCTGGATCTTGCGGGTTACGTTGAGAAAAGCGTCCATTTTACATACCTCTAGAGGTCACCAGGCTAAGATTGTCAGCAGTCAAAGCGGAACTTTCCCCTCTTGACCATAGTGGTTGTACCAGAACTCCCATCAGGACTTTCACCAATTAGGGAGGCGATCTTGTCCTTCATCCAATTTGCATCCTTACCCGGAGTCAACGGATCAACAACAGCATTCTTCTCAGATTGAGACTCTATGGATGATACAGGTAGGTTGATTTTACCCTTGGGAGCGAAAACGTTCATTACCATGTACCGCAAAGCATCTGCCTCGTCATCGTTTTCATCATCAGGCTCGTCCGAGATCTGCCCAGCCACGTCAGTCATGAAGTGGTACTTGCCGAGGCGTTCACCGAGCATTTCACAGCCTGGATCGTCCTTAAGGAAGTAAAGCTGGGGGTCACCTATGGCTGGCATAAGTTTCATACGGACAACTTCAATTCCAGCCTTAACGGAACCCTTGTACTTATCCCATTTACGCATATTGAAACCTTTGCGAGTGAAGGTTTTGATATCTGCGGGGGCCTCAGGGTCTCCGAAGATGGTGGGTTGGTACTTTTTGATAGGCTCGCAGATCGCTATCTTCTCATCCAACTCAAGGTTGGGCATAGCAATCACATTCACCACGAAACAGAACTGACCAAAGACAGCTCCGAGTACAGTGGCAAAGTTGTGGGCAAATCCAAAGTCCATACCAGCGTAAAAGCGGGCTCCCTTATCGAACATGAGCTGTAATAGTTCAGCTTTGTTCATGTTGGGATTGTAGACATCACCGGTCATCATTTCAGCTATCTTATGAGCCGGCTTCATATGGATCTCACGGTTAAACTTACTGTAGATCAAACC